GGATTCGGGAGGACCGAGCTCCTAAGGCTGCGATCAATCACATGGGGGGCGTGCTCCTCGATCCAACTCAACAAACTGCTCGGCCATAGCCAAACGAACTTCGCCTCTTTCATTCCCAACCTCACATCCCTCTCGATCTTCGTGTTTAGTTTTTTATAATACCCTTTCCGATCTATCGTGTACTCCCATGGTCGAACGCGCACACCAAACCACTTTTCTTGATTGGCTTTAGCAATCAGGTGTGTAACATGCGTGACCACTCCACGGTAACGATCCTTCGGTAAAGGGCCCTGGGTCACCTCAACAACTCTCTTTTCGGGCGTCGGTAATTTTTCTATTTTTTTTGTATCTGGGTTGTAAGCAGACATTTTGGGTTTTTTTTCAGGTGCAGGTCCTAACTCAACGGCCTTGCGGAACCAAGATTTTTTGACGAGTAGTTTCAGCCATGGAATATTATTAACAACCATGTTATTGTAAGAGAATCCTTTTAAGGACAATTCTCTCCTCATAACAACGTTTACGATCCATAGCTGAACAGAGCGTTTAAAAGACTTGATGCCCTCGGAAGTTGAAGTAAAGATTTCTCCCGGTTCATTCGTTTTTCTAAGAAAAGAGAGATAAGGCTTGGGTATAAAAATGGAACGATGAGAATCAAAGATGGTAGAGTTGAGTTCAAGGTAACGGGTAGAGCGACCGGTCTTAGTAGTGTTAACCACTAACCCGAACCAGCTCGTCACCGTATTCCAAGTTTGAAAATACTCATCAGTACCGCAGAATCCACAATCATCACCATTAAAAACCCCCGCTCGACTCACTCCCTCTTCTTGACCATTCCTTTTGCAGATGTCGTTAGACAAGTCGTGACAGGCTTTATTGAGTATACATAATATCGGAAAAGAGACAAGATTTCCCATCATGCTGCCTCTACGTATATCATGTAACTTACCTGAACGCGACCTCCACTTCAGATTGGTAAACGATCCAACCAAGACCCTCTTTTCCTCTTCCGTCATCAAAACTCCCGCTCTTTCTATCTCGTCAACAATCATTTGAACAACAGGCAAGAATATATTGTCGGTAGCGGACTCGTAGTCTCCGCTAATCAGGTCTTCCCCGTCTTCGCGATCCCGCACAACCTTAATGAGATCCGCCTCAGTGACATCACCACGGACGAGCCAACCAAAAGAAGAAAGATGAC